AGGCACCCAAGAAGATACCGGCACCCCTGCCATAGTGGGTGGTCCCTTCGCGGGTAAGGTGGCGAACTTTAGGGTCTATGACCAGTACTTGGGTGACGAGCGGATCCAAGAGATTTACGATGCGCAAAAGGATGAATTCGGGCACAAGAAATCCTCGATGACCTTCTACAAAGGTCGCGTAGGTGTGGGCACGACTGAACCCGAGGGGGCCTTGACGGTCGTGGATGAACCTAACGCTGTGGCAAAATTCCCATCTTCGAATTTATCGGCTGATTATTCGTTTATTGAAGGTGAAGGATGTATTAAGATAAGTACAGCTGGATCTTCGGGATCTTCGGGATCTTCGGGTGGAGGTGGAGGTGGGTATGGAGGTGGATCTTCGGGTGGGTACGGATCTTCGGGTGGTTCCGGGTTCAATGCTTTCGATGGTCTCACTTCAACTTGTTGGTCTTCCACACCCACTAGACATACCCGTCTCTCCGAAGAAGTTGATTTCGGGGCATGGCTCAAGATCCAAACCCCAGAATCGGTGAGTCTCAAGAAGGCTGAGATTGAATCGAAACCTGATTGGCAACAATTAGGAACGCGTATAGATGGAGTCCAAGCTAATGCGAGATTGGGTGACTCCATAGCCCTAAGTGATGATGGTACACGTCTAGTTGCAGGTGCTTGGAACCAGGTTGGAACAAATAATTCGGGTGCGGTCTACGTATACGACTGGAATGGGAGCGCATGGACCCAAGTTGGATCAGTAATCGGGTATCATACAGATTCGGGAAGTAGAAATGGATGGACTGTATCTATATCGGGTGATGGCAACACTGTAGCAGTCGGTTCCCGTGTAGATTCACCGGGTGCTGATTCTGGGAGTGTTACATCCTTCACTTTGGTCGGGGCGACGTGGACACTCAAGGGTGCTGTCATAGCTACGGGTTTGACTGGAGACTTTACTGGGTATGCCCTTTCTCGTATGTCTACTAATGGTAATTTAGTGGCTTTTAGTGACCTGTCACACGATAAACAAAGTAGCGAAACAGACCTTGGGGGTGTGTCCGGTAACACACACGCTAATGCGGGTAGAGTTCGTGTTTTTAAGTATGAAAATGGAGCGTGGAGTCAGAGGGGTTCGAGTCTCATCGGTGAAAATGCAAATGATTCACTTGGTTTCAGTGTACAAATGTCCGAAGATGGAAAATATTTAATTTTCTCATCACAGGCGGTCAGTAAAGTATACATATTTGAATGGAATGGGACTGCATACGTTCAACGTGGTAGCACACTGACAGGGGTTGCTGGTGATCAATTTGGGGAGAGCGTTGACATATCAAAAGATGGTTCGATGGTAGCAGTTGGTTACCGTGGTGCCGATGTAGCTGAAGGTGCACTGGCTGGAGACAGTGGTCTCGTGAAAATGTATAAATGGAACGGTACGAACGCATACACACTTATAAATACATTCACACACATCGATGCACTCGCAGGTGCTGGGTTTGGTAGTGTGGTGAGGTTATCGTCGGATGGTACAAGGTTAATTGTAGGAGCCGATTCCGATGATGCCGGTGGGTCCAGTAGTGGTATCGTATACACGTTTGAGTATGACGGGTCTTCGTGGTTGAGACGTGAACCATATGGTTCTATAGGTACCACCGCCCCAGCCAATTACCTTATCGGGCGCTTAAACAGCACATATGTATCTCGAGATGGTTCAACTATAGGTATTGGTGAATACGGTAGTAGTACGGGTGGTACATCCTCTGGATCCTTCCGCGTCTTCCACATGCCCTCGAACATCAAGAGTATTTGGGGAAGTAATGATGATGTGAACTGGACGAAGATTACCACTGGTAACGAAACGTTTAGGGGCGATGACCGCCTAGAGTTTAAGAATTTGGATAACCCCAACTATTACAAGTACCACGCGATCGTCGCGGATGCTTTCACCCGTCTCAAGGATGTCAAACTCTTTGGGATCCGGAACCAGGGGTCGAGTACCCTCCACGATGGGGCCTTGACCCTCACCAAGAAGGTCACAGCCCCCCAACTCGAAAGTACGGGAATTATCAACATGAAGGGGGATTACACGGAAATCCGAGCAAATTCCAACGTGGTGACATGTTTCGACCGCTCCAAGAAACTTATTAAGTATCCGAGGGTGGCTATGACTGATAATTCAAGTGGTGGATACGTGGCGAGTGCGAGTAGTACTTATACAAATTTTAATCCATACGAAGCATTTGATAACGAGGATCCAGGTTCCACCGCTTATTGGAGTGGAAGCACTCAAATATATAACACCAATGGTACATGGGGTGGAGGTACGGCGGCGGCGTACACGACAAATGTAGAGGGTGTAAGTAAATATGGTGAATGGATTCAAATTCAACTACCAAACAAAATTAAATATAACTATTCCAAAATTAAAGCACCCTCCCCAGCGGCACGTCAACCAAGAGATGGATACATTCTCGGTAGTAACGACACGTCCGGTGCGTGGACAATATTACACCGTTTCGAGGATGTGTCACGAAGCAGTACAGCTGATTTAGTCACGTATACACCACCATCAGAGTACACACAATTTTTCCAATATTTTCGTTTAGTGATAGAAACGATTAATGACGGTGGTTTGCAATATGTTGGTGTTAATACTTGGGATATCTTCGGCTGCCCCGAATACGACCCCGAGGCACACGGAACTGATGTGACCGTAAAGTCCGTGGCCAACGTTCCCAACACGGATTGGTTGGAGGTGTACTATGATGGACAAGACTATACAGAGATGCCGGCGACTGTCGATAATAAAACGGGTGTGAGTACATACGATGCCACATCCGTGAATAGTGTTGGTTTTGATGCGACACAAAAAGCTTTTACTTTTGACGCGGCTTCCAGTCAATATTTATCTTCAAGTACACCCGTTGATGGAAATTACATTCATTCTATATCGATATGGTTTAAGGGAACTAATTTGACACCGACCGCGGGTGACACTCTCATGTGGATCGGGGATAATGTCAATAATGAAAGAATTGAAATCTATCTTGAATCTGATAAAATTAGTTATAGTTTCAAAGATAATGATGTTGTAGCTACACCCACATTATCGAATAATAGATGGTATCATCTAACTGTTACTTACAATGGGGTTGCGGGTGTAACTGGAAGAGAAATATACCTTGATGGTGTTAAACAATCAGCAACACATACAGGTAACTCGGCGGTGTTGGCTGTTGATAATAACACCTTAAATCTTGGTGGATTTAGTGGCACCAGTAGTACGTATATGTTCAGTGGTTCCATCGCGAACTTCCGCCTCTTCAACCGGGCCCTGACCTCCGACGAGATCTACCAGCTCTATGCCTACCAGAAGGAATACTTTGGGCATAGTACCAACAACATGACCCTCAAGGCTGGGCGTTTGGGGATTGGGACTTCGGAGCCTCGGGCGGCTTTGGATGTGAGGGGGGATGCATTTTTCAATGGTCTAATATCATCAGGTATGCCTGCTATTTTTGGTGCAGTTAATAACGCGAATTATGTTCAACAGTCGGCTATCTCACAAAACATCTCAGTCGTGCAATTTTCACAGGGGCCAAATATGGAACGCGCCGCGGGTGGTATAACCTGTCCGATTGCAGGTATGTATCAAGTTCAGCTATACACACATTGTTGGTTCAGTGGTGGAGCCTATGCGGTCAAGTCAACACAAACTTTGGATAGATATAACAGTGCTGGTACAATTTATAGCAAGGCCAATCGTGGAAGTATACATAATGTTACTATGGGTTCATCTGGTGGAAATTCCGATCAGCACCAAATTACGACATGGTTGATACAGGTTAATGCCGGTGACTACTTAATCTTAAACCACCTCACATCTCCGAGTACAACAAGAAATTACAGCAACGAATGGAATTACATTTCTGCGGTGTGTGTATGCGCAAATAATCAATCCCTCGGTGGTGGTGGTGGTAGCGGCGGTGGCTACTAATAAAAATGAAAACATATATATATGGACGAACTACACTCCGCCATACTTAATCTTCAGGGTGATATCGTATACTGGTGTGATAGAGACGCATCCACTTCTGATAAATGTTATGAAAGTATAATTTACAAACATATAACTAAAACCGAATACGAAAATTTAAGTGATTCGGAAAAATTCAAATACATCATGAATGAAAATACACGTGTACCCGGATCGAGTGATGTATACACACATAGAGGTGGTGAAACGATCACATCTACGGGTGATGTTATTTATAGTCAGAAAAAGACACAGACTGAATATGATTTAATGGATGAGGATAATAAAGCAGTGTACTACAAAATAGAACAATTGTACACACTTAAACCCATTCCCAAAGAAACTTTGGTACTCATGTCACAAAATCATTCAAATGACTCAAATATGGTCAGCCTTCGCACCAAGCGGAACACCCTTCTCGAGCAGACTGATAGGTATGCTACCCTCGATTATCCTCACTCGAATCTAGTGGTACAGCAGACATGGTTTGATTACCGCCAAGCCCTTAGGGACCTTCCTGCGAATACAGAGGATCCAGCGAACCCTGTTTGGCCCGCCCAGCCAAGTCCGTAGGACTTGTTCCCTTCCCGAGTAACGTAGTTACTCGTTCCCTTTCCTTACAAACCCATACCAAAGGTTTCTAAGGTCTGTCGTTCCAATCGACGCAGTCGATTGTCCCCTTTCTCCCAGTCTCACGATTGGCCTACGGCCAAGTGTGAATTCTTTCCTCCCCTTATAATAAATGTCGTACTACTCGAACATCGTGAGTATCGTTCAGTCCAACGTCGTTTCTAACGTCACCGTGGCTGAATACTCCAACCTATCAGTGGACGACCAGGCCAACTACTTGGAGTGTAACTACTACTCCTCGAACAGTGTGGGATACTACTCGAATCTCATGGTCTATGATGGAATCAATGTATTCTCCAACATTTCCTCGAATGCCTATAATGAACTGACTCCCGATCAACAGAGTGGGTACACACCAGTCATAGAGTACTCTAACGTCACGACCACGGATAGTCCCCACCACTATGTCAAGGTGATCACACATTACTCGAACCTCGTGGTTTCTAATGTTGTGACCTACTCCAACATAGACGCGAATGCTTACGCAAATCTCGTGACCACCCGACCTTCCTTCACAGTGTTCCGGAAATACGTTCCAAGTGGATACTTTGAAATTTCGGTCCAAGAGTACGCTGCAAAGTCCCTAGAAGATCGGGAAGGCTACGTCGCTGAAACTATTCCAGAGATGATTACTTCTAATTTACAGGGGTTCTATACCCTCGTTTCGGATTCTGAGTGAACTCGTTCCAAGTGCTTCGCACTTGACCCCTTCACACTTCTTACAAACTACTTTTGTCCCAGTTTGTAACAAGTATCAAACAAAGCCTCCGGCTTTTTCAGTGTTTAAAAAAACCTCCCCTTATATTAAATGTCGTTCGATCCACCAGAAGGCATTCTGGACATTGGGAATGCCACACTTCGGGTGGGAAAACTCGAAGTCGCTGAAACCTCAGGTCTGAACCAGGGTCTACAGAACATTATTAAGAATGACCTACTCATAACTGAAAATACAACGTACACCACCAACCAGAAGTGGGGTCTCAAACTCCCTACAACTTGGGTCGGTGAATTTGAAGTTAAGGGTCATTCCGGAAAATATATAGATTTTAACTTTTACAATGAAAATTCAGCTTCAAACGCACAGGGGTACAACCTAACGTTCAAGGATACCACCATGACTCTAAGGTATGACAATGGAAATCCCCTCGGCGGTGGAGCGGCCACGATCCCTACTATTGTTGGTGCCTACCGAAAGGTCAATATCTTCTTTGAAAGGGGTGTGATCTCCGTCTCCATAGATGGAACTCGGTACCTGTACCACAAGGAAACGGATGGTTTCAACCAAGGTCTTGGTGTTGCCTCGCGTGTTGTGAGTACAACCGGCTCAGCTTTCGTGAACCTCTTCATAGAGCAGAATGCCGCAAACTCAGCCTTCAAAAACCTCCGAATCGTTAACGGACGATTCATCTCTGATAAAACGAGTAACATCGCGTTCATAGGTGGTAACCTAGGCGTGGGTGTGAACTCCCCCAAAGAAGCCCTCGATATCCGGGGGAACATGCACTTCAATAGGGTCTCCAATGTGAGCTCCGTGAGTGTAGACTCCAACGTGGTCACCGAATACACGGGACCCCACGATCGACCCCTGCGGAAGTACCCGGAGGTGGCTATGACTGCTGATGCCGAAACAGCTTCTGGGTACAAGGGGTACAAAGTGACAGTAAGTAGTCTAGGGGGTGGTGACGGGACAGGGTATCGCGCGTTTGATGGTAAATACGCAGATGCTAGTACCGTATGGGGTAGTGGTGATTTCTATAATAGCAGTGATGGTGATGCAACTGTATCTGGTGCTGCTTCAACAACTGTAAGTGGTGTATCGGGTGCCGTGATAGGTGAATGGATCGGACTCCAATTACCTAATAAAATTCGTCTTCAAGATGTAAAAATAGCACCACAATCGTATGCTGGTACATTGTATGGACCTCCTCGCACCCCAACTAAAGGTGTAGTGGCAGGAAGTATAGATGGTACCAATTGGGAACTTGTACACTCTTTCACAACCGGTGGTATTTCCCAAATTCCCCTGAACTATTTAAGTAGTATCGGTCCAATTAATTCAACAAAATATTATAACTACTTTCGTATAATTGCCGAAGAGATCGTGGGTGGAACTAATGGTACTAGATTCAATCTCGAAGAACTCTGTTTCTACGGCCACGAAGAAGGCAGTGGCTCCCTAGACACCACCCTAAAGACCGTGTACAACGTGCCGGCGACCACGGGGACCCAGTTGGAGGTCTACTATGATGGACAAGACTTTTCGAGTCTTCCCGCTACAGTGACTGATAAGGCTGGTACGGCGACTAATGCGACTATATCAAATTCCGGTGGAACTATAACCTTCGACTCCACATACAAAGCTTGGGTATTTGGTGGTGATACGACCAGAACTGATACGTTCATATCGGCAGCTCTACCTTCATCATTTGTCGATGATCAGTCACACTCCGTAAGTTTATGGTTTAATCCGAGTTATATTCCACCTGTAACATCTTCATTTGGGGCGATCTTTAGTATCGCTTTAGCTACTGGAGAGGCGAATAGTCAGAATATACAAATCCAGTTAAATGGTTCTGATACATTCAGTTATGTATTCTGGAATAACGATGAAGGCTTCGACGTTCCCATGGGAAAATCTATCGTTAAGGGTCAGTGGTATCATTTAAGTGCCACATATGAACCAAGTACCGGGACTAGGAATATATTCTTAAACGGTGAAAAATGTGTATCTAATGGAGTTGGGGGTGCTAACCCCGGTGCCGATTTAGACATTCAATCTGGTTCGGTTATCAAGCTAGGTGCTCGCCAAGGGTCTCCTCCCGGCCGTCAGGAATATTTCGGTTCCATCGCGAACTTCCGTCTCTATTCCAAGGCCCTGAACGCTGGGCAGGTCCAGGAACTCTACGACTACCAAAAGGATTACTTTTTGGGGTCCAAGTCCCAAGTGACCCTGTACAAGGGACACTTGGGCGTGGGGGTCACCGAACCCTCGGGCCAATTGGAACTCGCGGGAGATGAGCGGATCCAAGAGTATCCTCCTAGGGCTCTGACGGGCTACGAAACGTTGGTGGAGGGCCACGGTGTGTTTTGTGCGAGTGCGAGTAGTGATTTGGGATTAAGCTACACCAATCCATATGACGCTTTTTCAAAAGCTACGAGTGTGTGGATTACAGCTGATAATTCATATTCTAGTGGATTAGCGACAAATGTAAATACATTTCAAGGTGTAAACGGTGCTTGGTTAAAATTAAAACTACCGTACAAAATAAACTTAAAAAGATTTAAAATTCAAGGTCGTAATGGTTCAAATGAAAGATTTATAGATGCTATATTATACGCGAGCACAGACGATAATAACTGGGATCAATTAAGAAGCATTGAAATGCCCGCATCGTATGATTATGCTACAGGTGTTGATTTTGATGCCCCAAATACTTCAAAATATTACAATTATTTCTTAATTCAAATTACGAAGGTTCAAACTGGTACGGGACAGGCGAATTATGCGAACATAGGTGAATGGAAACTTTTCGGCACCCCCGGTCCCACGACCCTCGACAAGGGTTCTCTCTCGCTCACACGCAGCCTCGATGTTCCCCGCGTTTCGCGGTACGACGTGGATACGGAAACCCCGAGACCCGAGAAGTTGCTGGTGGATTTCGATACCACCGTCAATTCCTCACCCACAGATATCTCGGGGCGGGGGAATCATGGGGTGTTTAGAGAAAGTGCCTCCTACTCCCCAGCTGATAAGGCGTTTAATTTGGATGGGACGAATAAGAACATTCGAGCGGAGTTAAATAATACCGAAACAGGTAATCAGTATCATAGTGTATCCTTATGGTTTAAAATTTTGTCGGGACAGAGCTCAAATTGGAGAAATATATTTGAATGTGGTGAAAATCCAAGATCGGGGACTTCTGATATTAGTTTATACATTCTGGGTGGTCAAGATAAACTCTCATTTGCAAACGGTGGTGGACATATGTATAGTGATACACTCACAAATCTTTACTTTCAATGGCATCACATCGTGTTAACATATGATGGTGCGAATCGAAATATGTATTTAGATGGTGCGTTAATTAAAACACTCGCAACTACATCATGGGCTGGAGTAGCAAATATGTCGCTGACATTGGGAAAAAATAACGCATCCAGTGCTGGGAGTGAAGGTTGTGATTGTCACATTTCCAACTTTAAGTTATACTGGCAAACAGCCCTCGAACCCTCGGAGGTCAAGAAACTCTACAACCTCGGCCGAACCGGGCGGTCCACGGTCATCAGCGACACGGCCGTCGGTATCGGGAAAGTCCCCGAAGCCCAGTTGGATGTGAGGGGAATAGCACGGATGGAAAACTTAATTTATGGATCCATAAGTCATAGACTAATCGATGAAGCCGAATTATATTACGACCCAACCCGCGCTGAATGTCAAGATGGTGCATTATTTGCCACTGGTGCTAATGGCGCCATAAGCGATATAAAAGGTAACCATCCAGGAACATTGTCTTCTATGGACCGATATAACTATTTTTGGTCAGCCCAGGGATCGGGTAGTTGGGTGCAAACAACGGGTAATATAGATCTGAGACGCGATTGGACTATAATGGTATGGTTCGGTCCTACGACCACCGATAATCTAGCTACCTGGAGAATTCTCGGTCATGGCCAGACTTCCTCCAATAAGGGTTTGCATGTAACCGGGTCGACCGGCAGTACTATTAGATACGGGTTCCACGGTAACGATATGGACGCGGGTACGTCCACGGGGATGGCACGAAAAAGGGAATGGTGTTGTATGACGATGTCTTATTTTCATAATGGTGGTGTCGCGGGAGGAGTTGATCGTAAAATGTACCAAAACGAACGTCTCGTATGCCATCAGCAACCGCGTTTCGGTGATGGTTCTGGTTTCAACCCCGCGAACGATGGAGGATCCGCTCAAGCGAATGGTGACCAGCCATACCAGGCTACTCCCACACCTCTTAGGTTTGGGGCTTCTTATGGATCTGGGAACTATGGTCAAATCTATACTCAAATTGGACCATGTTTAATGATTCCCCGTTTCTTGGGGGATAGTGAAGTCCGTTCTCTTTACAGACATTTCGCAGGTGCTTTCCCAGCTCAGATTAATGTAGGCTAATAGTATAGTATGACTACCAATAGAGAAATTGTATCTACACTTTTAATTGAAAATACAGGACTCGTATGTGGCTATCAAAGTGATGGTGATGTTGAAGAGTATTACGAATCTATCACAACTCCTAAAAAATTACCAACCGCAGATTTTGTTAACCTCGTAAACGTAGAAGTACAGAAGGAGTATTTAAAACAACTTCGTGAAGGTCGCACTAAGCGTATCACAGCCACAGACTTCCTGATGGTATCCGATTTTCCGTACCCATCTATAGAAATAAAAACAGCCTGGTTAAACTACCGCCAGGCTCTTAGAGATTTACCAGCTACTCAGTCCACTCCGCAAATGAACGAAAATCATGAATTTGTATTCGCATGGCCCACGCCTCCGATTTGGCCCGCGAATGTGGTCTAAGTTCCAAGTCCATAGGACTTGTTCCCCCCAAACTTCTTACAAATTGAGTCCCAGTTTGTAAGTCTCCACCCCAAGTGACGAAGTCACTTGTATCTAACCAGTGAAGTTCTATGAACTTCCCAGCTTAAAAATAAACTCTCACTATATTATAAAATGTCTGGTGGTATTGCCCAACTCGTAGCCGTCGGAGCCCAGGATGTACACC